ATGGATCCCATTCTGCAAACGCATAAGAAATGCCATTCGTCATCGATAGGAACATGGTCGCAAAGCGGTTTCGACATCACTGTATCGCATACCGCGCATGGAGCGCTTCCGGGCGACAAATACGCTTTCTATCCGTCACCGGGTACCGGCACACTGGCAGCTACCGGCATATACGACATAGTGGCGGTAGCTGACGCGAATACCTTAACACTTTCTTCGACTATAAGCAGCATTGGCACAGGCACGATGCGCGGGACGGAAACACAAACCCTGTTCTCGGGAATTGTTCCTGCCGGAAGCATGGGTGAGAACGGCGGACTGCAGGTTTATACCCGGCATGCCCATAAAAACAGCCCAAGTTCAAAGATATTCAAAGTTTATTTTGGCGGTGTTGAATTCACCTCATATTCGGCCTCTACGACGTCAATCAGCGGCGCCATGGCCTTTATTCTGAATCTGACCGAGACTTCTCAGCAGATCGCATCCGGAACTCCATCAGGGGTAACCGCAGCCGCCGGCAACTATACGGGAGGATCGGGAACCTGGAATACCGCCGTGGTGGATACAAGAATCAATCAGTTGCTGGAAATAATGGTTGTCAAGGCTTCGGGTTCCGATAACGCTTATCTCGCCTCGATCGATGTAATTCTCGTTCCATCATTAACATGAAAACTTACGCCCTAAATGATGCCAACATGTTATTGGCCCAGGCTTCCAGACCGCAGGTCGAACGTTTCTTTTACGACGGGAATATATACGTGATAGAAGGATCCTCGGATTACGCCGATCTGCCAGCGGAAATATTAGCGCTGCTCAACGGCAGGCAAGCGACAACACCTCTGAGGTCACCCGGTTATTACCCCCTCTATAATAGTGGGGAGGCCCAGGCGCGATACATACTGCATCCACAAACCGAGCTTAATACACGTTGGATCGAGTCCAATGGAACGGCAGCGAACGGTCAGAGTGTCGACGTTGGAAAGGCCGCCAGGGTTTATAGCAATCCCGATGCGATCGTATCGAGAGTTGAGCCGACCGATTTGAAGGTGGCGGGCGGGTTCAGGGGAGAAATTATCCAGGCGAAGAATTATCTGGTGTTCGGCACCACCTACAACATGGGTATAGCGGTGAAGCTGGCTGCCTGGGACTTCATAAATGCTCCTGATTCCGAAATAGTGATTTTCCAGATTCACCAATCTGAAGATGTGGGAGATTTCTCGGGCATCCCGCCATTTTTCCTGTGCGTGACCGGATCGACGTTCACCGTCAACCATACCTATGCCACGGCGCCCAAAAATACCACTTCGCCGCGCCGGTCAACCGTTTGCACCCTACCTGCCAGCGCAGATACCTGGTACTACTTCACCTTCAGGATTAACTTCAACCCCACCGGGATCGGTGCCCTTGATGTTTACCTGAATGGCGTTTTGGTGGGATCTTACTCCGGCCCGCTTGGCTACAACGACCTGAGAGGACCGTATACGAAAGTAGGATGCTACAAAGCCGGAAACTTTCCAGCCGGAATAGCGAGCAGGGAAGTTCATTACAAGGGATGCATAGTTGTTCCCGCAACAGCCGATTATACGCTGCCGCAGATATACGAGGATTTGCAGGCTATCAATTAAAAGGGGATAACGATGCGTCTTTTCGCAGCTTGCCCGGCTCCAGCCGGGACTGGCATCCAATCATGTTAATTGCATACCAAATTTCATGAAGCATCGTACTAGTACTAGTCTCATGCTGACGATTTCAGTACTCGCATTGGCGGGTTGCGCCGGCAAGCCAGTCATTCAGACACAAGTGGTCGAAAAACCGGTTGCCGTTTTATGCCGGGTGGAAACACCCGCGGAGTGCAAGTCGGCCTATGCGGTTGATCGCGTATCCGTGAATGACGATTCCCTGACCATTAATCGGGCGCTGCGCGCCGAGATAGAGGAACGATGGGCATGCGAGATCAAATTGCTCGCGGCGCTCAAGGGATGTAACAACCTGCCGCAAAAAGAGTTGAATCATGAGTGAGCGTAAATCGCCTTCGGCGGCCACGGCATTGCCGGTCCATGGGGTGTCATCCGGCAAGAAAAGGGGTGCGCCAACAATAAAAACCCGTGAACTGGTGGATGCAATTTGTACGGGCATCTCACTGGGAAAATCGGCACGGACGATGTGTGTGGAGACCGGTATCAGTCAACGGGTCTTATGGAACTGGCTGGCGAACGATGCGGCGCTCATGCAGCAGTACCTGCATGCGAAAGAGCTTTGCGTGGATGCCTATGCCGAAGAAATCATAGAAATCTCCGATGACGGGTCAAAAGATACCTTTACCGACGAGAAGGGAAAAGAAGTGACGAATCGCGAGATCATAGCACGCTCCCAGCTGCGTATCGACGCGCGCAAATGGTATGCCGCGCGGCTTGCGCCCAAGAAATATGGCGACAAACTGCTGAATACGCGAGAGGACGGTGATACCGGCAAGCCGATTGTGCACAAGGTCGAAGTGGCCTTTGTCACAATGCTTGCCGCCGGCAAGTAGCCAGGTATCCGGTCTCATGATTCTTGAATATTCGATCGCGGCATGACCGTGTACCGGGCGGAATTTCCTGAAAAACTCCGATTTTTGTTCAAAGCGGCACGGTACAAAATTTTATATGGCGGCCGTGGTGGCGCAAAGTCATGGAGTGTTGCCAGGGCATTGCTGATACAGGCTGCAGTCGCACCGTTGCGCATATTATGCGCGCGTGAGTTCCAGAATTCGATCGTCGAGTCGGTGCATCACCTGTTGCAGTCCCAGATTGCTGAAATCGGCCTGGAATCATTTTACGAAGTGCAGAACAACGTCATTCTGGGCAGGAACGGCTCTGAATTTTTGTTTGCCGGACTGCGCAACAATATCACCCGGATAAAGTCGTTCGAGGGCATTGACCGGGCCTGGGTGGAAGAAGCCCAGGCAGTAAGCAAGCTAAGCTGGGATACGCTTATTCCCACTATCCGCAAAGAGGGTTCGGAAATCTGGGTGACCTACAATCCGGAACTGGAGACCGACGAAACCCATCGACGGTTCGTTATCAATCCGCCGGCGGGAGCAGTCGTTGTAAAGATCAACTGGAACGATAATCCGTGGTTTCCGGATACATTGTTGCGCGAGAAGGACGATTTGAAAACCAGAGATCCCGACGCGTACCGGAATATCTGGGAAGGTTATTGCCGCGTGACGCTGGACGGTGCGGTTTATGCCAGGGAGTTGAGACTGACCCAGGAAGAAGGCCGCGTAAGAAATGTGCCTTATGACGCTGCGAAACCGGTGCATACGTTCTTCGATCTGGGCTGGGCCGACAACACCAGTATATGGTTTGCGCAGGCGGTCGGCGGCGAATTCAGATTAATCGATTATTACAGCAACAATCAGATGCCAATACAACACTACATCAATGTGCTACAGGACAAGGGATATCTGTATGGCATGGATTGGCTGCCGCACGACGCCAGGGCCAAGACGCTGGCGACAGGCCGAAGCGTGGAGGAAATCATGCTTGCGGCCGGGCGCAAGGTGAGAATAGTGCCGAATCTGTCCATTCCTGACGGCATCAATGCCGCGAGAACGGTATTTAATCGCTGCTATTTCGATGAGGTGAAGTGTGCCGAGGGATTGCAAAGCTTGCGGCACTACCGGTTCGATGTCGATCCGGCCACAAGACAGTTCAGCGGCAGGCCACTGCACGATCATCACAGCCACGCGGCGGACGCATTTCGCTATTTTGCCGTGTCTACCGAAGATGATAAACCCGCCGGCAGCGCACGCGGCATCAGCATGAGAGGCTGGCGCGCATGACCCTGGGTACTGGCAGGGTGGATGCGGCGGATATGGCGGCGGACATATCGGTCGAGGCATACAGCGGCATCTGCCGGGATATCCGCAACCAGCCAAAGTGGCGCCTGGATTCCGATATAGATTGCGATTATTACGACGGTGCTCAGACCAGTGTTGACGTAATCCGGCGTCTTAAAGATGCCGGTATTCCGCCACAGGATTCAAATCTGATCAAGCCCACCATCAATGCCGTGCTGGGAATCGAGGCGCGCAGCCGCACCGATTACAAGATCACGTCCGACGATGAGCGGCACGCCGAGATAGCGGAAGGGCTCTCCGCAAGAATCAAGGAGGTCGAGGCGGAATCGAGGGCGGACAGGGCAATGTCCGATGCTTATTCCAGCATGATCCGGGCCGGAGTCGGCTGGGTGGAAGTCTCACGCGAGTTCGATCCGCTCAGGTATCCATACCGGGTGCGGGAAATTCATCGCAATGACATCTGGTGGGACTGGACATCGAAGGAGCCGGATCTGTCGGATGCGCGCTATTTACGGCGCGACAAGTGGGTCGATTACGCGCAGGCGGCGAGGATGTTTCCGGAGCAGCAGGCGCTTATCGGCAACAGCTGGAACGGCTGGAACAATCTGGATGTATACGAAGGCGCCGATACGGGCATGGCCAGGGCCTACGAAATCGAGCAGGCATGGGGTCAGGCGTGGGGGCATGGTCAGGAGGATTATCTCAATCGCAACTCGGGCATGGTACGGTTGTCCGAGCTATGGTACCGGCATTCCGAGGAGGCCTACGTTGTGGTATTGCCGGACGGCAAGGCGATCGAGTACCGTGAAGACAATCCCTACCATGGGGCCGCGCTGAGCAGGGGTCTTGTATACGTCCAGAAATCCTTGCTGCCGAGATTGCGCGTAGCAATCTGGCTGGGGCCGCACAAACTGATGGATGTGCCCAGCCCGCTGCCGCATCGGGACTTTCCCTATGTCCCCTTCTGGTGCTTCCGCAAAGACCGCAGCAGGGTTCCGTATGGATTGATCCGCGATATGCGGGGGCCGCAGGACCAGATTCTCGATCTGGATATCCTGCTGTACGAAGTGCTGAATTCAGTAAAAGTCGAGGTGGATAATGATGCGCTCGATTTGAGCCAGAATACCTATCAGGAGGTCGCGCACAACATCAGCAGCCTGAGGTCGATGACCGTCCTGAACGCGCAGCGCAGGAATGCCGGCGGATTCAAGGTAACGCGCGAGCATGCGCTGGCCGCGCAGATATTTCAACTGGTGGAGGAGCGCAGGCACAGGATTGAAGCGGTAAGCGGTGTGTACCGGGCAATGCTCGGTGCGTCCACGCAGGCCGCGAGCGGCGTTGCCATCAACAGTCTGGTGGAGCAGGGCTCCACAGTACTGGCGGAGCCCAACGATAATTTTCGCTATGCCCGGCGGCTAGTCGGACAGCAGCTGCTTGCGCTCATTAAACATGATCTGCTGGGAAAGCCAATGAGCATGGCGGTAAAACAGGGCAACAAACGCAAGACGGTTTATTTCAACCGCGAAGTCATGACTCATTCCGGCCCCGTGATCGAGAATGATATCGAGACCGCCGAGGTCAGGGTCGTGCTGGAAGATATTCCCGCGACGCCGAGCTTCAGGGCGCAACAATTACAAGCATTCACGCAGATCGTACAAGGGGCGCCGCCTGCATATCAGGCTGTGCTATATCCGGCGATGCTGGAATTGTCCGACATCCCGAACCGGCATGAACTGGCTGATCAGTTGCGGCAGATAGGTGGTGTGGACGGGCTGGACCGGCCGGCTCAGCAGGTTATGCCGAGAACCCAATTATGAAACTTCATGCGACGCAATGTTCATTGCGTCCTATGCCATACCCAGCCGCTTTCGAGCGGCTTTTTTGTTTCCGCATTCGGTTATTCGGATTTTTGGACAACCCAAGCGCGCTCACGGCGATACCGCAGTTTTATAAACCCGCTCATATCCGGGCGGCCCGCTCACTGGGTCAAGCAGTAGGAGAAAAACGGCAATGGAAGTAAATCAGCTTACGGATGAACAAATAGTAAACCTGACGCCGGAACAGATCGAGATGCTGGAGAATGACCCGAACCGTCTGTCAGAGATTCTGGGCAATCAGAAGGAAGAGGAAAAAACCGGGGAAAAAGACGAACGCGAACAGGAAGGGAAACATGACGCGCTCAATGACCCGGACAATGGCGCCGCATCGGCCGCGGAGGAAGATCAGCCGGTCGTTCTGAACAAGAGCGGCAAAGGAGTTATCCCTTACGAGAAACACAAGGAACTGCGGGTGGAGAACTCGGCGCTACGCGAACAGTTACAGGCTGCCAAACTGGAAAACACTAAAGCGGCTGAAAAACTGGAAGCGCTTCTGCAAAAAAAAGAGAACGCAACGGGTGCCAGCATTACCTTGGCGGATAAAGCCATCGACGCGCATCTGGAGCGTATCAAGGAAGACATGCCCGAGCTCTACCAGGTGGTTAGTGCTGTTCTTGAGGGAAGCCGCAGGCAAGGCGAAAAGCTCGAAAAAACGCTTGAGGAACTGAAGCGCGAAAAGGAGGAATCCGATCGTGCGAGACAACTCCGCGTTGAAGAGCAGGTAGTCGAAGCCAAAGACAATAACTCTGACCTGGTGCACTGGGAAAGCAATGATCCGCAAGCGTGGGATGAAGCCATCAAGCAGGATGAAATTCTGAGAACCAGCAGCAAGTGGACTGCAAGGCCCTATTCCGAAAGATTCGAGGAAGTTGTCCGGCGTGTCAGGGCGATTATGCCAGAAGCTTCATTGCCAGAAAAACAAGCTAATCCCGAGCAAACAAGAGCCGAAGCGAAAGCAAGGCTTGAGAGCGCTCCGGCCAAAAAACCCACAACCCTATCGGATATCCAAGGGGGTGCAAACCCCGCTTCCGAGCGTGAGCAACTCGAGAACCTGAGTCCGCATGAATTGACCAGGCGATTGATGAAAATGCCCTCGCAACAGGCGGCAGCCTTGAGATCCGAACTTGATTAAGGACCCATGAAATGGCTGAAACCAACGTAGCAAGCGGCAGCTCGATTGCAGTGAAACACTATAGCGCCGCGCTCTTTGCCAATACGCTGAAAGGCGCATCGGCGATGGAAAATCTGGCTGGTCCGGTGGAACCATCCGCCGCGATGGAAAAGATCGCCGGACAGACGCAACCGGGCATGCCGATCGTCAGGATCGACAACCTGATGAAAAATGCGGGGGATATCGTTACGCTCGATCTGGTCGATACCGTCAGCGGAGAACCGTTGATGGGGGATATTAATCGCGAAGGCAAGGGCGACACACTGTCGTTTTCTTCGATGGATATCAAGATCGATCTGGCCAGCAAGGTGATTGATGCAGGCGGCAGCATGTCGCAGCAGCGCACTAAGCATAACCTGCGCGAGATTGCACTGGCCCAGTTGTCCGGGTATTTTCCGCGCCTCGATACGCAGGAGTCACTGGTGCATCTGGCGGGTGCGCGCGGGTCGCAGACCGGCACGGATTGGACGATACCGCTCCAGAGCAGCGCCAATTTTGCTTCGGTCATGATCAACCCGGTCAAGGCGCCGACCTATAACCGGCATTTCGTGGTCAACGGCGCCAACCTCACCGCTGGCGGACAGCAATTGGGTTCCATTGTTTCCACCGATCAACTCAAGCTGATGCATCTTGACAATCTGCGCAAGCGATTGGACGACATGGATCAGCCCCTGCAGTCGGTGAAGCTTGCCGGCGACCGGGCGGCGCAGACGTCGAAGATGTGGGTGTTTCTCGCCACGCCTAACCAATATTCCATATTATTGACCGAAGGCTCGCTGCGGGCATTCCAGCAGAACGCCGTGAACCGTGCCGCCTATCTGGATACCCGTCATCCGTTATTCGCTGGCGAAGCCGGCATGTGGAACGGTATTTTGGTGATAAAAAACGAGCGCGCCATTCGCTTTCTAACGGGCGAAAGCACAAAAATTGTCACCGCCGTCAATGCGGCAACCGCGGTGGAAACCGACCAGGCCATCAACCCCTCGCTGAGCGCCGGTTATGCCGTCGAGCGCGGCCTTTTGCTGGGTGCGCAGGCACTGGGAGTGGCTTACGGCAAAACAGGAGTCAGCGGCATGCAGTTCGGCTGGAAGGAACATTGGTACAACTTTGAGAGCAATCTGGAGGTCATGGGGGAGCGGGTATGCGGCAAGGGCAAAGTGCGCCTGTCGATCAATGACGGTACCGGCGCGAAGATACCGACCGACTTTGGCGTGATTGCGGTCGATTCCGTCATTTCCCTCTAATCCCTGGAGCACAGGCGGAGTCTTTAATGCTCCGCCTCCCACTCATTCATCCTCAAGGAGTTTTTACCATGGCTACTTTCAATGCACCGGATTTGTTCAGTAAATCGCGTCACATGGGCGGATATGGCAATGCCGTCGTCGTTATCGGCACAGTCGCGCCGACTGGGGGGGTCTCCGGGGATATTTATTTCCCCGTCATAATCCCGGCGGGCCTGAACGTTACCGATATCGACATCGTCAACGATGATCTGGATTCCGGCGGCGCGCCGGCCATTGCCTGCAAGGTGGGTTATGCCCCGCTGAGCGCGGCGGATAATCCTCCCGCTATCGATGATTATTTTGCCGCGGCGGGAAAAACCTTTCTCAGCACCGCTGGCCGCACTTCCCTGGCGTTCCAGCCCATCAAATTCGAAAAACCGGTATTCCTGACCATTACCCTCACCGCAACGGCTGCCACATTCACTTCCGGTAAAGTTACCGCAATCGTCAAGGGCGACGGAGTCGGCGTCAGATAAGCATCAACTCGAATAAATCAGAATAAGCGGCCTCTCCGGAAGGATGGCCGCTTTACTTTTAGGAGGCGAAATGCCCTTAGTAAAGTACATAGGAACCGTTACCAAAGTGGACTCGGTGCCGGGTTCCCAGGTAAGTTGGGAGCCTGGCCAGATCAGGGAAGTTTCTCTAGAGATGGGAGGCTTGCTTACCGCATACACGGATTCGTTCATCTACTTCTACCCGGTTCTTGATTCAAATTCATATCAAGCCTCCGGTGAATTGAACGTCGCCGACATGGCTGAACATCCTGGAGAGGACGCGGTATTCGACCGCACTTTTGGCGGCGCACTCTGTGTCGCATCCGGCCCCAAGAGTGTCGACTCGTTAATCAACAATGGCGCCTGTATTCTTTATGGATACATCGTCCATGCCGCAACCGCCACGGCAGCCATTACCATCGAGAACGGCATCACGGCAGGTTCCGGAGCGACGGTCGCAACATTGCCTCCCGGCAAAATAGCGGGCGAATATATCTTCCCGGTTGGCATTTCATGCAGCAACGGTTTATTTCTTAACTACGCCACCGGCGCCACAGGCAGTGTCAGCGTACTTTACTGGCCCGCAGTGTAATGGCGCTTAATCCTAACGTGACGCGTATCGCATCCGCGAGCGATTTAAACGATACGAACAAATATGTGCTCAAAAGATGGGAACCTGCGCGTATCAGCATGGTTGACGATCCGGTAAATCAGCGCGGGCAGGTGGTCAGGATTGTAAGGAATATAAACGACGGCATAGTGAGTGGTTCTCATCGCACCGAAATAGTCCGCGATAGATTCATCTCGGAATATGCTTTCAAAACCGGCGGTGGTTTTTACTGGGGGAGCTACATGCTTGCGCCGGAGTGGCTTGAGAAACATCATTTACTTGAAGCCTCGGTACCCAAGGTCACCGATTATTCGATCAATATCCAACAGTTTCATCCTCGGAACACTGACAACACCACACATCCCAAATGGACCGTTGCCATCAATGAATTCGGTGTGTGTCTGCGTAAATGGAATCAAAGCGACGCGGCGGGCGATTATGAGATTGTCGCGCGCTGGCCGGTGGATGCGCTGGTATGGCACGACGTCGTCTGCCAGGCCGTATGGTCGATAGAGGATGGGCTTTTCGCTCTTTATCTCGATGACAGACTAATGTACCGATTCGTTGGCCCCACCATCTATCCGGGCGCCACGGCAGGTTGCTGGTGGGCGGAAGGCATCTACGCGCCCGGCAATTTTCCTCCTGGAATTACGGAACTATCGACATATGTACAGGGCCTCAAGCAGGCCTATCCACCCGGCCCTTATTCGCTGTGCCGCGACAGGAATGCAAAATATATCAGGAATATCAGATCGAGATCGCTCACGGGCAGGCCCACTGGAGCGAGAGCGCTGGCAACGCGCACCACCGTGGAAATCTAGCAGTCTGCCAAGAACGATGAAATCCCAGAAAAGGAATTGATATGCCGCGAGTGAAATACTTGAGCACCTGCATTAAAACCGACAGCATCAATAACATTGGTTTGCGCTGGGAGCCTGGACAAGTCAGGAACGTAACGGCAGAGGTCGCAGAGAGGCTTCTGGCATATTCCGATACCTGGGCCCAGGAAAAAGAGCAGGAGCCACAAGCGCCGCAAACACCCCCGGCGGATGAACCCGTCGGGCTGGCGCGGGAGGAGAAAGCGATGGAGGAACCGCTGCCAGTCGTCGATTTCCATGCCATGGACAAGAAAACCATGGTCGAATATGCCTCGCGCCATTACAACGAACGATTGGACCAGCGCCAGAATGAAAATGTGATCCGGCACAAGCTCATTGACCTGTTTGCCCGGCATCATCAGGTTGAATGGGCTGAGGGAGGTGAATGATGGCCTTTACCTATCAGTCAGCCGTCGATCTCGCGCGAATTCCACTTAATGATACAGGCAAGGACCGGTATTCGGATGCGACGCTATTGACCTTCGCAAGTCAGGCAATGCTGCAAATCTTCAAGCGTCGCCCCGACCTGTTCATGGGCCAATTCGGCAATCTGCCCCATGGCGATAACTTGCTCGCCGATATCTTCCCGCTCCCCGCCGAGTATGTGCAAACGGTAGCGGATTATGTTACGGCAAGAGCCGAAATGACTGACGACGAGTATGTCAACGCCGGGCGTGCCGCTCTTTTCATGCAGCTCTTTGCTGCCGACGCAGCAATATGAAGCTGTGGAGTGATTTTTACGACCTGGTCATGCCTGCGCTGCCCGGCTGCCCGTTCACAATGGTGGATAATGCCTTGCGTCAATCAGCCATTGTGTTTTGCGAGCAATCGCTGGCCTGGCGGTTTCATCATCCCGAGGTACCGGTGATGGCCGGAACGGCGGAGTATGCCTTCGTGCCCCCGGCGGGAGCCGCGGTGCATTGCATTACGCGTGCGGCGCTAAACGGAGAGGAAATCGAATCCCATGTGGGAGAATCCGGCATACCCATCCAGAATTGGGCCAGCTGCTCAGGCATGCCGCTCTATGTTCTGGGCGGAGCAACGGCAGCCACGCTGGCGCCGATCCCCGATGCGGCCGGAGTATTGACAATGACGGTCGCGCTGAAGCCGTCCGCAAACAGCACGGGAATCGACGACGCGCTGTTCAGTGAGTTTTGGGAACCGGTTATGCACGGGGCCTTGGCACAACTGCTGCTCTTGCCTAAAAAACCCTACACGCACGCGCAACTAGCCGCCTATCATCAGCAGCAATTCGACATCACCACAGCGGCAGCAGGAATGCGCGTGGCCAGAAACTACACGCGCGCTCCACTGAGAACCGCGATCATGGCCAGAAAATAGGCCGATAAAGTAGGGGGGTGAAATGGGACTCAAGTTCTCTAATTTCGGCAAGGCAAAAATCAGTTCCGCCCCAGATGGAACGGCTGGCCTGAGCTTCACGGTGGAAGCTGGCAAGGGAATTCTTTTTCCGGTGCTCGGTACGGGTGATTATTTCTATGGGATCTTCAAGGATGCCTCCGGCAACCGGGAAATCGTGAAGATCGAGGCCCGTGGCACGGACAACTTCGCCATCGCCACGGGCGGGCGCGGGCTGGATGGCACGGTCGCCAGAACCTGGGCGGCGGGCGATTATTTTGTGGCGGGCATCACTCGCGCGGCCCTGGAAGAATCGTTATCCAATACCAATCTCATCGCCCTTGGCGCGCTTGCGTCATCCGCTGACGCGCTGCCGTATTTCTCCGGTGCGGGCACCGCCGCCCTCACCAGCCTGAGCGCATTTGCCAGGGCCTTGCTGAGTAGCGCGGATGCCGCGGCGGCGCGCGCGACGCTTGGCGCAGCCGAGGCTACACTGATTCCGTCCGGCACCGTCATGTCGTTTTTCCAGGCCGCGGCACCGGTTGGCTGGACACAGATCACCACGCATCATAACAAGGCAATACGGATCGTGAGCGGAACCGGGGCGGGATCGGGCGGATCGGTGGCTTTTACCAGTGCCTTCGCTTCCCAGGCTGTTACGGGTTCGAACAGTGCAACGACCCTGACCATGGCGCAGATACCATGGCACACGCACGCTTTATCTGTATATAACACCGCTGGCGTAGGTACGAATCCTAGCGGTGGGGGCGGCGGCTCCATACAAGGAAACCCCTTGACCGATGGAGGCACCGGTGGCGGAGGCTCCCACAATCACGCATTCACGGGCACCGCGATTAACCTCGCGGTGCAATATATCGACATGATTCTTGCGAGCAAAAACTAATGGAGACCCGGATTGCGGATTGTCCGCTCGGGGCAAAGTGCGAAGAAATCAAGGTAGAAGCGGGAAAATCCGTGCTCTACCGCTGTCCCTGGTATGTGCAGGTTCGCGGTGTTGATATGAATACGGGGCAGGAAACCGGCAACTGGGGTTGCGCCATCGCCTGGATGCCCGCGCTGATGATCAATACCGCCAACGAATCACGCAAGGGCGTAGCTGCCACCGAGTCGTTCCGCAATGAAATGGTGAAACAAGGCGCACAGGCGCAATGGGCGCAAGAGGCATTGTTCGAGGCGGCGCAACAGACGCTGTTGCAAGGGGAGGGCAAGATATGCGAGTGACGATTATTCGCGACGATGGCGTTGCCGGAGTGGATGGATTGTTCCGGCCGGTTGACTTATCCGCGCTGCCACCGGAGATCCGCGCGGTACAGTGGAATGGGGCGAGCGGGCATCTCGAATACGACAACGCGGCGAACACGCCTCTGGACAGCATCGCGGAATTCCAATGGGTTATCGACCGGTGGGCTGCTGCCGCGCCGCAGCCGCTTGCTGCCGCCTCCACCATGAATGGCGTCTGGGATGGAAGCCGCGTCAATCGCGATTCCGGTAGACCAGGCTCTAAATAACGATATGATTTAAAATTATTTATTTGGAAAGTAAGCGTTCCAAAGCGATGTTCAATAAGGCCGCATTAGCGGCCTTTTTTTATTGGAGGTTGATGATGACTCAGTTCCAGCGCAAGCGTATCAAGGAAGAAATCGACAGACAGAATGCGATGGTGGATGCGAGCGCGGACAGCTTGCTCGACAAGCTGCGGGCTTCGAAATGGACGGGTGCGATTTTGCTCGCCGCCGCCATGGCGATCGTGATTGTGGTCCTGTGGAGCCTGTTCTGACATGATGAACCAGGACTCCGACAGCGACCACAAAACAGAGCGAACAGAGCGGCGGCGCGGCCCATCCACTTCCACGCTATCCTTCGGCGGACTTATCGCGATAGCCAGTCTGCTCGCATCGGGTGTGGCGACTTACAACGCGGTGCAGAATGATATCGCCAGTTTGAAACGTGGAGAATTGTATCAGGAGCGAACCAATGAGCGCCTGAGCGAGGAGATCAGATCCATAAGAGTCGAGCAGCGGGAAACGATGAAGGAATTCAACGAAAAGCTCGATCGAATCATCGAGCAGTGGCCCCGGGGGAGAAAACAATGAGGTATCTCGTCGCTCCCCTGCTTCTGGCATCCTGCACCGTATTCACGCCTGCACCCATAGAGGAACGCGCTGAACAGACCACCTCCCCAGTGGAAAATCCCGGGAAAAATCCTGAGGCCAATCCCGAATCATCGGAGACCCGGGCCGAGGGGCGCAAGCTGAAGTCCAGGCCGGTGGCGCCATCCGCATCCGATGTCTCGCCCTGCGCGAATCTCGACGCCGGGGATTTAAAGGCGACCATAAAGGCGAAACTTGACTGCCTCCAGGAGCATGCCAGATGATTAATCCGTCTCCCACGCAAGTCCGCTCCACAATTGCGGTAATGGTGCTGGCGGCCTCGACCCTTGTCGGGATCGCCTTGCATGAAGACTACAAGGAGGAGGCCTATATTCCCGCACCTGGCGACGTGCCTACTATCGGCTTTGGAACGACCGCCGGTGTCAGGATGGGCGACAGGACCACGCCCACGCGCTCGCTGGTGCGATTGCTCGACGAAGTCGAAGGCGTCTACGCGGCCGGGGTTAAAAAGTGCGTTACCGCGCCGCTGTATCAGCATGAGTATGAAGCATATGTGTCGCTCGCCTATAACATTGGCGTCGGCACATTCTGCAAGAAGGCAAAACCGGGGAAGCCGCCCAATCTGATCGACCTGATCAATGCCGGGAAATACGCGGAAGCCTGCCAACGCATCGAGGCGTTCAAATATGGGCCAGGCAGAAGGGTATTGCCAGGGCTGGTGAAAAGGCGGGCGGAGGAACGAGCCATATGCGAAGGGAAAAAATCGCCCACATCATTGGGTGGCATGGATCCTGAATCCAGTAGTTGACTGCTCATTTTCTCAGTTCTTCTCTCGTTCATCTTCCAGCCTGGCGCCATGATCCATAAAAATTTCTTTTCCCCTGATTTTTATCTATTGGTGGGTTCGCCTCTGCAAAGCGGATTGCATTTTACTGCGCCCAGTTGCCGGATTTAGGATAATGACCGCATTCAGAATCGCCGGCTTCTCGGGGCTTGTGCCGAGATTGGCAAAACAGTTGCTTGCGCCGAACCAGGCGCAGGTTGCAACGAACTGCAATCTGATATCCGGCGATTTGCGCCCAAGGAATGGCCCGCTGCATGTGTTTTCTCCCGTCATCGGCAATGACATAAAATCCCTGTTCCACATGGAAAGGGATGGCAACGAAAAATGGCTGGCGTGGGACAAGGACGTGGACGTGGCGCGTTCGCCCATTGCCGCGAACATCTCCGAGCGTTTCTACTACACTGGCGACGGCGAGCCGCGAACATCGGATTACGAGACCGCCACCGCCGGGATCGGGCCTTATCCTTCCGGGTGCTATGTGCTGGGAGTGACGCCGCCGGTAACCAAACCCACCGTTACTCCGTCGGGAGGCGTTGAGGCCGATGTTACCCGATCCTATGTCTATACCTTTGTCACGCAATGGGGCGAGGAATCCGCCCCGTCTCCCGCCTCGATTGCCACAACCGGCAAAGCTGACGCTGCCTGGATGCTGTCAAACCTGGATATTGCCCCGCCTAACTCAGGCAACATATCCGCAGCCATCAAGGACACGCCATCAGCCGGGTATGTGCAAGTGACGCTTGATTCAGTGTTCGGTTTGCGCGCTGGTGAAACGGTTACCTTCGCAGCCGTGGCCGGCATGACGGACCTCAATGGCACCTTCACCCTTGTGAGCGTGGATTCGGCGACCAGAAAGATTGTGGTATCGCTGTCAACCATGCAGGCCTACACTGCCGCCGGAACATGGACGCGGGTTGCTCCGCACAACACCCTCGGCATGAGCAAGCGCATATATCGTACGCTGACCACTTCAAGCGGTACCGAGTACCATTACATCGTGACCATCGGGGCAATTACCACCGCCTACAACGATACGGTCCCGGACATTGGTGCCGCACTGGGTGAAGTACTTCCGTCCGCGTCATGGAACATGCCGCCTGCCGATATGAAGGGCATAGTTGTTCTGGCCAACGGCATTGCAGCCGGTTTTACGGGAAATGAAGTATATTTTTCCGAACCGTTCAAACCTTATGCCTGGCCAGCAGCGTACCGGCAAACCTACGATCAGGATATTGTAGCAATCGGAATTGCCGGGACGACACTTGTGGGAATGACCAAGGGGTGTCCTTTCACCATTACCGGCGTGGAACCGGTGACCATGGGCGGTGGCATGGAAAAGCTCGGCGTTGCCTGGCCATGCATGGCGAAGCGCGGTGTGGCGAGCTTTGCGTTCGGGGTGGGTTACCCGGCGCCGCAAGGCATGGTGATCATCGGCGCCGGCAATGATATTGTAACCAAGGATCTGTTCACGCAGAAAGAGTGGGCGGAACTCAACCCCGAGACATTCATCGCCGCCTCTGCCGATAACCGCTATTACGCCGGTTATACCGTTGACGAAAGTTCTCTCATGTTCGTGATCGACAAGGGCGAAAGCGCATCATTCGTTAAAGTAAACCAGAGGATTACTGCCATATGGGCTGACCCGCAGACAGGCAGGCTCTATGTCGCCGCCGATAAGAAGATCTACCAATGGGAGGGGAATGCAGGCACCAAGCTTTCCTACGAATGGAAAAGCAAGAAATTCATCACCGTGCCGCCGATCAACTATGGCGCGGCGAAGGTCGATGCCGATTTTGATATGTCCGAAGCGGAAATCGGCGCAGCTTTATCCGCCTATGACGCGGCGATCGCGGGGAACCAGGCGCTTGTTTCCGCTGATGCCATGAACGACGCCCTGGCTGATCCTTGCCTCGGGGAATATGAACTAGGCGGCGATGAGATGCGGCCCAACCCGCCGCTGACTATCAATTCCCTGCAATTCCAGCTATGGGCTGATGGTGCGCTGAAGTTCACCAATCAAGTGGGGAACAGTCGCGCCTTCCGCCTCCCCGGGGGCTACAAGGCGGACAATGTTGAAATTGTGTTATCCGGCAATGTGAAGGTGACGGGGATCGTGCTGGCAGAGACCATGGCCGGGTTGAAACAAGCGTGACGAAAACAGGACTGGATTCAAAACATGAGCCGCTTGCAGCGGCTTTTTTATGTTCATACCAGATAGTTCCTCAGGACACCAGCATTTGTGTGGGCCTGGAGAGCCGCCTGATGGATTATCAGGGTTCATATGCAAAGGGAGTTTCTCAATGGCCAAATGGGTGCATTCGGATGTGTTGGACGGAGGGCTAAACGCGATCAAGAATAATGCAATTCGTATGTTGCTGCTCAAGGCATACACTGTGGGTGACAGTTATGCCACGGTTACGGCTAACGCTATTTGCACGGTTACCCTTGCTTCGGGTGACTTTACCCTGTCGGGCGCTGCCAATAACCCGCGTGTCTGTACGGTTGGAACAAAGAGCGGCACGGCATCCGCGAACTCCGGCCCAGCGCCGGATCTGCATATTGCTTTCACTGATAATGTCGGCAAAGTTCTGTGGGTGACGGATGAAACCTCGGATCAAGCCGTGACCAGCGGCAATACGGTCAATTTCCCGGCCTTGACCTACACCAGCAACCAGCCAGCATAAGGGGTGACGGGATGGCGAGTGGAGATACCCTGCTGGCGTTCTTTCCGCCGGACAATGAGCCTCCGGCGAGCAATTATGCAACATTGGACACGCGGAATAATCACCCGGTGCTGGATTTCGATGCGGTGACGGCGGAAACGGCCCTGTTTACAGGCATTCTTCCCCGAAACTACGCGGGAGGCGGCATAACGGTTTATATCCATGCGGCGCTGAGCGGCGCCATTGCCGGAACGCTCGGGTGGCTCATGGCATTTGAGCGCTTATCCGACATGACGATGGACATGGATGCGGATTCGTTTGCCGCGGATCAGGCGGTAACGGCGGCAACCGTGCCTGGAACGAGCGGAGTTATCCTTGTACTCAGTGCTGCGGTGTCCAATGGCGCAAACATGGATAGCATCGCCGCGGGCGAAGCGTTCCGGCTGCGCATAAAACGCGATGTGGCGAACGATACAGCAGCAGGGGATGCGGAGTTAATCGCTGTCGAACTTAAAGAGACTTGATCCGTGGCGATAGGTTTTGGGGCGGCCAAGGGCGCGGCCTCTACCGACAAGATCACCGGGCCGACGGAAGGCATTGGGGCGGGATTCAGTTTCCATGTGTGGACGAACCGCAATGGAGAGGGCGCCGGCAGCCTGGGGCGGATATTTGCGCGTGAAGGGACGCTTCCCTTTGTCCTGTGCAATAACAACGATGCCACAAATTACCGTTTTTTCATCGGTCCGGGCGCTGCGACGAATTGGCTATGGGGTCGCCCATCGGCGGGCGTGTGGACACCCATTGGAATATCTGCCGATACATCATCTTCGGCCAATGATCCAATAATCTATCAGGCGGGAGCCAGGCTCACCGTCGGTTCGGGACTTACGCAGTCCGGATCCAATTCGTCATGGCCGACGGGATCGAACACCTGGTACTTCGGCAATAACCCGGATGGAACGCGTAACTGGGATGGGTCCCTTGCCGAAGTGGCATGGTGGAACGCCATCCTGACCGATGAAGAATTTTTTGCACTGCAAAAAGGTATTTCCCCGGACCAGATAAGGCCGGAAGCCCTGCAACACTATTTGCCGATGGTGCGCTCCGGCGCAATTGATAAATTAGGCGCGCCGGCGGCCGTGACCGGCACGGCGGCACAAGACCATCCACGCATGATTCTCCGGCATCACCGGAATATCGGCGCGTTTACGGTGGTTGTCGGGGGATGGAATCTTACCGGTTCCGGCTCAGCCCAAACCAATACCACGAATGTACCAGCCATCGCTCAGGCGCACGTCCTGGCAGGCGCCGCATCCACACAGGGCAACTCGGGCAGCGTGGACGCCATCGTGTCGGGCGCGGTCCATGATCTGGCCGGCGTGGCATCGATCCAGGCCAATACGAGCGGCGCGGCGGCGATAGGCCAGGCGCATGCATCGGGTATTTCCGCATCGATGCAAAATAACGCATCAACCGCCATGGCAATAACGCAAATCCATGCACTCGCCTGCATGGATTCCACGGAAACCAATTCCTGCGGCGCTGGCGCGATAAGTATTGGCGGCGATTTTGTTGGCGCGCCATCGACCCAGGCCAATCAATCGGGAACCGGTCAGATCGCCCGGACCCAGATGTTGAGCGGGGCGAATCCGGCGCAAACCAATCTTTCGGGTAGCGGAACGATCAGCGACGGCATTATGGTGGAGGCGGCGCTGAGGGCCAGTCTCGCCCGGACGATGCGCATGAAGAAACCCGGCATACCCGCCGGAACGCCGGAATGGCTCAAAACCCTTCTGGAAATCATCATTGGGCGGCGTGGCAATGCAATCGAAATTCCCAGGTTCCAAACGCTGACTTTTTCGGCAACTCCGACAAAGGCTGAGTGCGAGGCGCTTTACGCATACACCAATGAGGTGCGTAGATCGGTTGAAAACATTCTTGCGAGACTGGATGGCTGATGATCAATAATCAATTATTTGCATTCCTGAAGGCGAATATGGGACTTCCTCTCACGCCTGAGCTGGCCGCCGGCATCTGTCTTGCCGCGGACCAGATACCGGCACTCATTCCTCTTGAGGCGATTGGCAAAATTCAGCCGAAGGATTGCCAGGATTTTACGTTTTCCGTCGAAAGTATCGAAGCCGTCGCCGATGAAATAAAACCATTGCACCGGGCGCACTAGAATGAGACGGAAGCTTATCGGCATGGATTACCCTTCAACCCGGATTACGAGATATTCATTCGCTATGAGCGCGCCGGACGCTATATTCTCTTTACGGTGAGAAGCGGCGGTAGATTATCAGGCAATTGCGCCATGTACCTGGATAAAAGCGCGCATACGCAAACGCTTATTGCCACGGAAGACACGCTTTACCTATTGCCGGAGGCACGCAAGGGCAGGGTGGCGCAACATTTTGTGAGGTATGTCGAGGACGCGCTGCGGTTGCTCGGAGTAAGCGAAATCAATATTTCGGTGAAGACCGTGAACAAGGCCGGAAGATTCTTTCGGCTTCTGGGTTACCGTCATGTGGAAAATGGCTTGACCAAGATACTGGAGGTAGAAAATGTGTAGCTCAAAACCGCCGAAACCCGATCCGCTTATCGGTCAGGCTGCCATGTCCAACCGCGATCTTTTCGCTCCGCTGGAAGCGCGCATGGTCCGGGATGCCAGCGAAATCGATTCCCCCGAACGCAAGGGAAAACTGGCCGGAGAAGCAGCGGCGGATGTCTCGCGCGGCTATCAGGGCGCGCTGGAATCGAACCAGCGGTCCATGGGGCGGCTGGGCATCAACCCGGACTCGGGCAGATTCCAGGCGTTGACCCAGGATATCAACCTTGGGCTGGCCAAGGATACCGCCGGCGCAATGAACAAGGCGCGGCGCGACACGGAATTGCAAAGCATGGCAATGCGCGAAGGCGTGGTGAAATTCGGCCGCAACATGCCAAACACGGGTCTCGCCGCGCGGCTGCGATAACGAAGAAGTTATGAGCAAGTGGTGTCATCCGGACTCCCATTCAGACACGCCACAGATCGATGCCGCGTATAGCGCAATGAACGCTGGGTTAAACCCGGCACATGGCTGCATTGCTTGCAACGCTTTGGAATGGCATGGTCATTCCGCGTCGTTGCGTCTTGCCCTGTACGCCCAGAGTGGTGCGCCTCACCCCATCCAGCTAGCGGGTTTAGGTTAAATGATCATTGACAAGCGCTTGATGTACATATACTGTACATGTACAAGCTGAACTTATTCACGACTAGGAGTTTTATCATGGCGACAGCGGTTGAAAGAATTGTGGTTCAGGCCACGCCCCAGGAAAAAAAAATGATCATGCTCAAGGCCAAGAAGCTGGGGCTTCCTGTGGCGGAATTGATGCGTCGCGGCGCCACGGCATATGAATCCGCCGAGGCGGATGAAGAATTAGGCATTCTTGCCGATAAGGCCAAGGCCGCCGCAGACCGGGCATCCGGGTCCATCGATGAGGTGCTGGCGTTCGTGGAAGCCAGCAATAAGCGGATAGCCGAATTGGAAGCCGAGGCATCCAGAAATATGAGTGAGGCTATCTGA